ACCAGAGAATCAATTTAATTATACATGGAATAAAAATGGTTATAGAGGACCAGATGATAATGGAGATGTAGATATTATTTTTGCTGGTAGTAGTTTAACAATGGGAACAGGTGTTCCTTATGAAAAAACTTATCCACACCTCGTCTCAGAAAAACTTAATCTTAAACATATTAATATAAGTGATTTTGATACACTATTAGACTTAACAGATAGTTTACTTGACTTTAAGCATTTAACTCCAAAGTATGTTATACTAAGTGATTGTTGGGCAATTAATAGTACTGCCTGGTTAATGAGATTTTGGTTAAGACAAGAAAAAGATGAAAAAGTTAAAAATCTTATTAGAGAAACCTTTAAACAAAGTAACAGTAAAATATTTCAATTATTTGATTTAGCATTAATGCAAGCATTTCCAAATGCAAAGTATTATATATTAGAACCCGATGAAAGAAGAAAATATTGGTTTTATAATTATCAACCAATACATATCAAGTCAATTCTTTATAGAAAAGAAGAAATGCTAGATTTAGGTAGGGATCAAATACATCCAGGACCTAAAACTCATAATTATCTAGCAGATAAAATATTAACAGAACTTAACAAAGGCATATAATGGAATACCAAGGTGAAGACTTATTACTAGTTGCAGGAGCTCCGGGTTCGAGATGGAGTGGAGCAATCCGAATGCTGAGTCTTTTATGTAGAGATATTAATTTAAGTGATAATAAAAATGACTTTGTTTATAGAAAAAAAGTTAATGGAGAAGTTGTTGGCTGGCACAGAGGCGCATATTGGGGTCCGGATAATCCAGTAGGTCATAAGTTTGATTTACTTCAATATTTAACAAAAGAAGAAATAGTAAAAGAGTTTAAAGCACCATTTACTAATTGGGACCATGGGACTAAAATTATTAAAAGTCATTGGTTTAGTTATCATATACCATTATTAAAAGAATTATTTCCAAAAGCTACAATATGGGCATTTCACGATACACCAGAAGAATGTGTTAAATGGTGGAAACATGTAGGCGGGTGGGACATTGATTACCCAATGTATACTTGGTATGAGAATGATGAAAAAATGCTACAGCAAGTTAAAATTGAATGTGCTGAAATAGAAAAACATTTTAAGTTAAAAAGATATTCGGGTTGGAAAGAAACTGCAATTGCATTGGGCTTCACACATAATATAAGAACTATAGAAGAGATTATTGAAGTTGATCCTGAATTTAGCGAACTTCATCAATATGATACTGAAGAAGTATTTGATGCATTTTTAGATAGAATATTTACTAGAAAAGAAATGGGTATTATTATTCCAACGGTGTAGTATGCTGTTCGTATATAGTTTTAATTTTCTTAATAAATTGTTTTGAACTACATTGTATTTTAGCACCAGGGTGTAACGGTCTAGGCCAATTACCTACTTTAACCCAACAATAACCATCACTTTCATTATTTAATATAGGAAGAAATTCTTCTTCTACTGTAACTACAAATGTATGGTATATAAATTTCTTATTAGGACTTGTAAACTTATTAACTGGAATAACTTTTTTAATATCAGGAACTAATCCTAATTCTTCTTCAATCTCACGCAGTAAACATTCAACAGGTCTTTCTTTACCTTCAGCTTTGCCGCCAAAAAAGCCCCATGTCCTAGGATGGTTGACAGCGCCACTTCTTTGCTGTAACATTACTCTTCCGGTATCTGTGCTTAAAAATAAACACCCACTTGCTGTTATCATTATAATTTAATTATCCAATGTGTGCAATCGTCGCATGGATCGTCACAGTAATTAGAGATAGAGTCGCCAGTATCCTGCATTGTAAATTCCTTCATAGCTATTGACCCATTCAGAGCCATTCCATTCTAGTTGGTCATTACTTGCTACGTTAGTTACGTAATTTACTGTAGAGATGCTTGAACTATCAAAACTTACTATCCAAGTAGTGCCATTGTACTCTATGATATCGTACTTACCAGCAACAACATTATTCCAGTTTGCACTAGTAGGTATATCATTTAAAATAATATATCTTTGTCCTGTTGCGGCCGCTGTTACGGTACCATCGCCAGGATAATTGATACCTGGATCTAATATAGCATTAACTGCACCCAATGTGTTACTAGGTAAAGTTGATGCGTCTACATCGACTGTTAATAGATTTGGATTTGAAGGATGTAAGTCCAATCTGCCAATAATATCATTTGTTTCATCTGAAACGCCTGTACTTTTTCTAAGTCGTAATTGACTAATTCCAGATCGTAATACACCAAATGGTATTAGCTCTTTAGACCAATCTAAAGTTAAGCCATCATCATCTAACGTTGATCCGTTTTGATTTAGTAATTGCAGATTTCCATCTTCGTATTTTGCTTTTCTATCTTCATATGTTACAACTGTATATTGTAACGTTTTCTTGTCAAAGCTCTGTTGGTCTTTGAACAAGTCTAGGTTGTCTTCGTCTAAGTTATAAAGCTCACTAATAATAGTATGAATTAGTTTTTGTTGCTTTACTTTTGCTGGAGGATTAATATACACTGGTATATTAAAACTTAAAGTTGCAACATCAATAATATCGTCTATGCTTGATCCTACACTTCTAGTACTCCAGGTTGTATTAGTTAATTCAACATGACTTAACGCAGTCCAGTCAACAGGACTATCATTTGTTCTTATGTCTAATGTTGGATTAAATAATACTAATATTTGTTCCATTAATTGTAATTTTTGATCTGTGTTAGAAGTCCAAATATCACAATTCATTTGTAACAAATAAGGAACAGGTGCATGTCTTTCAACTGTATAGCTGTTTCCTTTTTCGTTAACATATTTGGCTGCAGTTTCATCATATTTCTTTTCATATACTTGAACTTTGTCTACATGATCTTGGTATGTTCTACGATCAGCCATCATATCCAATGATGTTACATAACAACTAATAAATGGAACAGTATTAATAATATTTTCACTATTCTCCCTTGTTATGTGTGCAGCCATTCTGTTAATATCACCATAACGTACAGGTACCTGTTGGAATACAGATAAGTCCTGATCGTTCTTTCCCATTTCTACATTAAATCCACTAAACAATCTTATAAATTGCTGAATGTATCTGCGTATCTGTTTATCGTAAAAGTATTGTTGTGCCATTATTCAAAATCACTCTTAGGTTTAATAACTTGAGACAGTGCCTGTCGTTCCGGCATTTCTTTGTCATCTATTATTGTTGTTTCATTATTATTAATGAAGCTACTTGCATTGTATGTTCTATCACTCCACGTTTGATCGGTAACATTATCATATAATCTATGCCACTTGCTTCCACGTCTTACAAATAATCTATTTGGTTTAAAGTCAGTTCTAACAAAATAGTCACCGTCATTTGGAGCACCAGGAAATTGGTCACCCTGTTCTAAATTCTCACCATGATTGTATGCTGTACTAGCATCATCTTGTCCAAACAAATGTTCTGCTAATGGTAATCCTAACGGATCTGCAGCTTCGGCACTTTTTACAATAGCATTACTAATATTAAGCTCTGTCTTATAATTACTTAAATCTTGTTTTAAACTATCTGGGTCGTTAGCAGTACCAAGTATATCTGAGTATTCTTGTGTATCTGTTAGTGGAGCTACTTTAACACGCCAAATATGTGGATACCACGTTTGACTAAATCCTTCACTACCCCTAGCCGCATCTTGTACTACATAAAATTTATTAATAGCATTACGTTCAGCAGTAAGTAGCAATTCATCTCTTAAATGAGGTAATTCTATAACATCGCCTGGCATAAGTCTACGTCCCATACGCTCAACCATGTCGTTAATATGGAAACTAATAAAAAGTGTATCGTTTGTTAAAAACAATCCAAATTGAGTTAAATCAAAGTCATTGTCACTTACATTATATACACCACGCAACTCAAATACATCTGGATCGTACTTTCTATCTCTATTTTCCATAAACAATAGATCTTGTATTTTTGTTTCGTCTATATTGCCTTCTGGGTTTATTTCTTCGCCTGTTATATTATCAATTTCAAATCCACTGCCGTAATTAGGCTCACTTGGGTCAATGCTGTTTTTTCTTACTTCTGGACCTAAGTACTTGTGTACATGTATTCCAGTACCGCCTATGTCGAATTGTTCACGAATTGCGTGATCCATAAACTTATAGTCGTTACCTTTAAATGGTTTGTATAAACTTAATCTTGGCATGTAGGTTTCCTTGTTATATTGTATTTATGCAATTTCGTATCGTAGAAACATATAAATAGTTATGTGTGTAGTTAACACTACATTTTATAAGAGGAAAACTTATGTTTAGATTTTTTACAGAAAA